TCCGGAGAAAGGATTTTTCGGTGTGGGTAACAATATCATGATCGGTGATCACGCTGGAAATATGACTCCCTTCGGGGTGCATAACGTCATCCTGATCGGCGACTACACCGAGTCCTCTAACAGCTTTGAAATGGTGATTAAATTTCACAGCGGGAAGGAGTGGAGAATGGCGCTGCCGACGAACGATTCGGTTGAGCTTCCAGGCATATTTGTTGACTTGCAAACAAACAAGTCCAAATGAAAACCTACACCTTGGAAGACTTCAAACGGTGGGGCTCGAAAGGCGGAAAGAAATCTCGCCGCAAACTGTCCCGCAAGCAGGCGCAAGAAATGGTTCGGGCGAGAGAGGCGAACCGTCATATAACCACCGGACCGACTCGTCAGCTTGTTGCCCAGCATCAAGAGATGCTCAAACATACTAAACTTGGTTGAATTCATCACTCGATTGTCCACGCAGAGAGGGAATTTATTCATAAAGCGGAAGTCGATAAACTCCAGCATCACCGGACACCGTGACGGAGATCCATTTGGTCGGTGCTGCGCTAGAAACTGGAGGCGCGTTGGTTGCGCCAAATTTTAATTGATTGGTGGTTCCTGCGATGAACACTTGATTTGAAGAGGTAAGTATTCCTGATACAGTTGAGTCTCCAGTAATTAGCTGATCAATGCTATCGCCGGAGGAAAAAGCACCGACTGTCATAAGGTGAGAACCCAAGGCTCTCGCATTTCTTCCGAGAACAATAGAATTTGTGAGCTTGGTTGTAACAAACGATGCATCCTTTCCTGTTTTATACCCGATGAAAATCATGTAATCGTCATTGGTGCTCGCCGTTGATGCTCCTGCCCCTTGTCCTGCTGAAAAACCTAGTCCTAAATTTTGAGATCCGATCGTAGTGCTCCCTAAAGAAAGATAGCCGAAAGCAGAATTCTCAGCGCCGGAGATAGCTAGTGACAACGATTGATAACCAAAAGCTGAATTGTTTGCTCCAGTGCTGACAGCGAGAGCACTTTCCCCAAAAGCTGAATTCTGGGAGCCGGATACATTTGCGGTCAGAGCTAAGAAACCGAAGGCATTGTTTCCCACACCAGTCGTATCATTCATCAGTGCTTCCCAACCAAATGCAGAATTTCGTCCCGTTGACGTTTGAGATTTGAGCGCACTCCAACCGAAAGCAGCACATCCGGTAGATGTCGTTACAGATGACAAGGCCATTGGACCATACGCTTGATTATACGTTCCGCTCGTGAGACTTTTCAAAGCCTGAAAACCAATGCCTTGATTCTGGCCGGAATAGGTCACCGTGTTGGACCCTGCTTCGCTTCCCCAGAAGAAATCTGACAGGCTTGATCTTAACTCTGTCTCCAATACTCCGTTGGTGTTTACAATGGATATGGTAGGAGCACGTTTTGACGCCGTAGATGCGGCAATGACCGAATTAAATGGCGTGCCATCAATTAACGTCTGCGGACCTCTTGCCAGTGGCACGTTGGCATTGTTGATTAAATCAAATGGCACAGTCGGAGCATAGGTGTAAGTAGCTTCCACAAGTGAGATCCTTTGCTTCATGTAGTTGGCGATAACACCGTCCCATGTAATCGTGAAATGCACTCCGTCAGCAGTCATTGAGGTCGGAACTTGATCGAGTGCGGCATCTGCTTGGTCTTGAGCGTTGGTTGGTGCCTGGGAAATAAGATACGATCGGAGATCAATGAAGTGATTGGTATAAGTCTGAGTGAGTATGTCTACTAGGTTCGTAAAATACGTATAGTTTGTAGTACCTAGGGCTTCATTGGTTTTTGTGTTGCAAACTGGCAAAATGAAATACTTTCCGTTACTCTGGGCCGCGACCATTCGAGCGAGATTAGTCACAACTTGGTTTACAGCAGTGGACGCATCTGCCGTGAAATCATTCCTGCCAATCCAAAAAATGCCTGTCCAGTTCGTCAGATATTTGTTTGTGTTCGCCACATCAGAGAGCATTCTATCTGCTATTGGAGTCGCTAGTTGACCGTTGACCCCTCCATTGTAATTTGTTCTGCCGGTGATTGCGGTAAGTTGTGTGCGATAAGATGGAGGACCGAAAGTCAGTGAGTCTCCCCAGCAAGCAAAATTCCACCACGAATAGTTGTTCGTAATTTGACTCGTAGAAAATAACCCGGTCGATCCTGATCCTCTGATGGTTGAGACGGTCGCTTTTACCGTATTACTCCCCCCATCCGTCGTCACCGGAACCGTGTCGGTGGATTGGACGACGTTGGTCGAAACCAGTCCCGATCCAGGAACGGTGTTAGTTGTGAAATCGTTATTTTTGAGAGGCGGCCCACCCGTCATGCTGATCGTTCCACTGGCCGAAATGTTTTTGAAAAAACTCGTCGTCGTTGACGCAGCGCCAATCAGTAACAACGTCACGGCACCTATGAGTAAGTAAACTGAAATTCGTTTCATAACGATCAGTGTATGTTCCATCCAGAGGCGCTTTTTATGTAAAGCAGCTTGGTTGTGTCATCCCAAGCAAACTGTCCAATGACACCAGCGCCGGGAGCTGGATCACCCGAAACCTGTAAGGTTGCAGAACCTCCTCCACCTCCCCCGCCGCCAGTTCCAGTAGCTGCACCGGAAAGCGTGGCGATGAATCCATTTGCTCCGTCATTGAAGATGTCCGCCGAATCCCCGTTCTGATTGAGCACTAACGTAGCTGCTCCGTTGATTAACTCGCCGGCAATCGCCTGAATGGTGATCGGATTGGCTGCCGCATTGCGAGTCGCGTCATAGATGATGAAGCTACAGCCCACAGCCGTGCCATGAGGAAGGAAAATATCAACCGGTGCTCCCGCCGTATCAACCAGGAACCGACCACCCTCAACGTTAAGCACTCCGTTGGACGGGATAGGGAAAATTTTAAGTTGTGTTGCCATATCCGATCTTTGATTGGTCGCCGCTAACGGTCGCCCATACCAGATCGGAGGCACTCGCCACCAGAGCGACTAGGGCGACGGGGGAGGAGTGGTAGGGGGCAAAAGCGGCAAAAGCGATGATGGCACCGACGATTGGAATGAGGCAGGACTTTCGGAGCCAGCGGCTTTGTCGATGTGCCACTTGACCAGGTTCTCTTTGTTCCAGATTGGCTGCGTGTTGGTCCATCTCAGTCCGCGTTTTCGGTCTTCTGGATCATTCAGGTCGAAAAATGCAATTGGCTTAACGTGGTCAATGCACCATTTCCCAATTCCTTTTCCGTAGTTCGCCCAAGACATGCCTTCGACGAACTTGGATTCAAGATAGCAACGATACTCATCAATCGAACAGCCAAGGTTCTCCTCAGCCATTGCAATGTTCGTTCCGAGAAACAGAGCACACCTGATCGCAGACCGAACGCTTGATAATATTTTCGCATACGCATACTTCTCCCGATAACGCTGGGCATAGTCTGCGAGATGCTCTCGGCCTGAGTCTGATTTTCTCCATTGCTTACGCTGCTCTTGAATTTTCGCCTTATGATTTGGATCAGCAACTTGGGCCTTATATCGCGTCCGATTGTAGGCGTTAACACGCTCACAGAATTTCCCGTAGAGTTCGGGGTATTGCTTAAGTTCTTTAACTTGCTTGGGCGTTGCTCGTGGCCGTTCGTCATCGAAGTTGATGATGTGTCCGTCTGAACAGGTGAATGTATTTTGCATTCACCGATCATAACAATTCTCAGTTCCATGTCTACACAAATTACGACTCAGTAATAATAATCGTAAGAGGTCTGTCCTGGTGTCTTAGAAGCGTGCTCCGGCACGGTGAACGCGATATTCTCCCAGATTGCACTTGCCTGCGGGCATTCGACAACGACGGTGTAGGTGATCGAGTTCAGTGTGACCTTTTGCGTCGGATTCTTCATTACGCAAGCATAGCTGGTGTCCACAGCGGCCAGCGATCTAAGGTCGCCAGTGTCATTGATCACGCGATTGGACTCAATGATGCCAGGATAGATGCCGGCCCAATCCAGCGCCCACAGCTTTCTTCCAACATTACCGAGCGCAGCACTGACGTTGGTGTGAGCGGCAATCAAGTCATCGAAATAAGGATGCGTGACGATCGCGATGTTCATCGCCGGGGAAACCAAGCGATATTCGCTGAAGCGGAATCCGAGGGGGCCATTCTGACCAAGTTTTGCTTGGTTCAAATCCATTACCATTCTGAAGCTTCCACCGCTTTGATAGTTGTAATACGCCACCATTGCTTGGTGGAACAACCCGGCAAACCAAGTATCTGTGAACAGATCGATCGTGGCCGTTTCCTCACCGAGCATGTCGCGCACGCGCATGATGTTGTAGAGACCAATGAACAACTCAGGAAGGTCAAGCTGGCCCCCTTGGAGGTCGAACACCTGTCCGCATTGCGCGAGCTGCTCGTAAACTCCGGTCGGGTTGGCGCGGTAGCCGATGCAGCGCCCTTCGCTCGATGGCAGATAAAGCGGGGACGCCGCGTAGGTAGTGATCTGGTCGAGGTTGGTGTACAAATTGATGGTCTGATTGGCCGAGATTGGCTTCTCGAAGAAGAACGCCTCGACAAAGCGCCGTTGAAAATCTGAACCGATCTGCTTGTTCAGTTCGACCGCTTCGACATCCCCGTACTTCTCGAACAGCGGGTTGTTGGCGCGCAGCAAGGTCTGGTACTTGTCGTAGAGTTCGTCCCAGCACATCGTGTAACGGGTTGTGCCGACGAAGAACGGAACGTCCTTGTTAGGGTTCAGGCCGGGGATCTGATCGCAGAACTTCTCGTAATCGTTCACGTTGACAGTGCCGCGGGTAAGTACGCCCGAGGTCGGACTCGTCAGCTTGGCCGCAGAAAGGAACGAGCCGGCATTAAGCGAAGACATCACCAAGCGAATTGCTCCACCGACGATGTTGGCACTTACGATCTGCCAGGAAGTCTTGGTTGCTGTACCGCCAGCGGTTTTGCCCGAGACGAACACATGCAGCCCTGGCGGGAACCAGCGGACATCGTTTGGAATGCCTGTCTGACTCATAATGTCCATCTGCCAGTTGCCACCGTTGACCACGCCGTTGACAGCGGTGAAGTAGACGTTGTTGATGATCGTCTTCTGGCGGGCCATGACGAAGGGTTCGATGGCCAGCACGCCCCCGGAGAGTTTGCGCGTGTTGATCTTGTGGGACATGTTCACCTTCTGCGCCATGATGAACTCGTAGAGCCCGTTCACTTTGGCTCCGCAGCTCTTGATCTCGAAGTCCGAGACGAGCAGGGAAAGCATGTTGCGCCATTGGCCTGTGCCGTCGGAGAAGATCCCCTTTAGCGTGTCGCCGGTGGCTTTGCCTACGTTACAGAGAGTGACTGAACCGCATCGGGCGATGTCGGTGGAAATTGCGGGAAGACACTTCTCGAAGATATTCGCGGAAATCAGACCTGCTTCGTTAGCCATAAGTGATCAGCGTCGAAGCAGGCGTAATTGCCTGCGCTTACGACGTGATCAGACTTTACGGCCAGAGAGGATGTTACCAAACTGTTCGAGCCATTCAGGTTGACCAGAAGGCGCGGCTGTAGTGTTCGGACTAACCTGAGTTCTGCTTCCGACAGACGGACTGCCGTTATTCTCTTTGACTGGCAATGGTTTGGCAGGTTGCTCGGTCTTTTGATCGCCTTGCTTGGGCAATGAATTATTCGCATTGCCTTGCGTCATACCCTTGCGTTTGGCATAGCCAGCCAATCTTTTGTCCTCAGCAGCGATGCGATCCCTGGCAATTTCCTGCGCATCGAGCATCTTGCGCTCGATCAGATCCTGGTCGGTAACCGTCCAGTGCGAGGCTTGCTGCGCCGGAGTCATCTTGTAGAAATCGTTCCACGTGGAAAACTTCTTACCATCGCGCATTTGGTCCTCGGCGGGTAGCGCCTTGATTAGCTCCTGCATCTTCGTCGCGTAATCGAAAATGTATTTGTGGAGAGGGTTATCGTTGCTGGACTGGGCAGCCCCTTTCCAGAGCCGGGTGATTTCGGTAACGAACGGCAAGGCGTCACTGGCAACCGCCATCGTGACATCAAATGCCAGCGGATCTTCATCCTTGAGCTTAACCAGTTCGTCGGGAGAGGTAAACTTTTCATACTCAGGATTGATCGCCTTAAGAATGTTGCCCATCGCGGCCACCTCAGCCTTGTCGATCACCGGCTGCAACTCGCGCATGACTTCCTTGCGCTTGAGTTCATCCAATTCCTTCAGCTTGGGCTCGACTTCATCGAGCACTTCCTTACGGATCTCCTTCCTGGTATCGCCAAGCTCAATCTTGATCTCGGCCCGGCGCATGTCGGCTTCGTCGTAGTTCGGGGTGACGCGCTGATAGAAATCGTTGTGCTGCTCGTCCTCGCCGTTCCATGCCTCGCCTGGGTGATCGCGCTTCCACTGCTTGATGTAGCCTTCCTCCTCTTTTACGAATGTCTGAAAACTTTCAACCAAGTCGCCGTACTTATCAGGGGCGGCTTTGGCCATAACTTTGATAGCGGCGAATTTCTCGGCGTATTCCTTGGGCGGCTTGAAATCTTCGATTGTCTTTTCGGCTGGCTTGCTGCGTTCCTTTTCAATTCTGGAAATCGCTTCCGTACTGGCTCGTGCACCCGCTTCCGCGGCAATCTCTGCCATTCTGGTCTCATCCAAGACTGGCTTCGCCGGCGCTTTGGATTTAGCCTTTGGCTTATGCGGCTGTTCGACATCTTCCTTGAGCTTTTGGTCGTCCTTGGCCTTTTGGTCACCCTGCTTGTCCTTGCTCTCGGTCCCTTTCTTGTCTTCATCGTCCTTCTTGATTTGAGCAGGCTTTTCGGTTTCAGGTTTCTTCTGGCGCCCTGAAAAGACATCTCCGAACTGACCGATCGCTTGGTCGAGCGTCAGTTCGCCTGCGGTAGGTTTTGCGGGTTGCTCGGGTTGGTCAACTGGTTTTGCTGGTGCGTCTACAATTGTGTCTGCCATAAATTATTGCCTAAAAATAAACAGAAGTATCGGAATCAATACGGCACCTCCAACCAGAAACACACCGAGCGCCGCATAGCCAATCGCCCGACTACCCGAAGTGCGCGTCCACACCTCGCCCATGATAATGCAACATGCGAGGCACCAGATTATTTCAAGAACACTCATTCCAAACTGTTCAACCAATTTCGAAACTCGGGTAGGCTTCCGAAGGCATCAATCTTCTTCAAATTCTCGGTCACATCCAGGTGAAGACGTTCAAGCCACGTCTTCACGCGCTCACCAGCAGAAGACTGTGGTCGTTGAATCCATTGCTTTGAGTCAGCGCGATATAATCCGCGATATGCTCTCACCGCGTTGGCCAATTTGCTGATTTTCTGGCTTCGAGTCATTCTACTCGGACCTTTATTACGTTTCCACTTCCGATACCAAAACGGCATGATTGCCAAGATAGATGGATCGGTATGCCCGCTGGCAACCATGTTGATCGCGTCGGCGTCGTACTTTTCAAATAACTCGACGCAGTGTGCGTATTCTTTGGGCCAAATGTCCGCACAATAGTCGGCTTGCTTGTCATAATCGACGCTCATTCCACCTCGAACTTCGTCATCTCAAATTCATGCTCCGGTTTGCTCAACTCTTGCAACACGTCCAGAAAGATTTGGTACTTTGCAGCCGCGATGTTGTTCGCGCGCGCCTTCGAATTCTCTGGCCCAGCCGCGAGCACGTTCAGCGGCGTCGTGAGCATCTCGGCGTGTGCTTTGTTGGCATAGGCAGCGATTTGACCTTTGATCACCTTCTCAAGAATCGACCTGCCTTTGTGTTGCAGGAAATCGTTGAGGGCGATCAGATCAGGCTGGGATAACTGGACTGGCGTTTGGATTAGCATGATGAGGGCGTTTCTAAAAAAATAGCTTATGAAAACCGATGATCAAATAGGCGAACTCAAGTCGAATCCGAAGCCAGAAGATTTCAATTAGCTGGTGGGCGGTGACGTACCAGTACTCCAGTCGTCTAACAAGGCGCTCCAGCCAACGCCGGAGATTACTCTTGATTTTCATTTGTGGCCTTTCTGTTCCGGCGTGGCTCAGCTTGGGTCGTTAGGCATCCAAGTCCACTCCAAGAACTGAAGAATGACCAACACGGTTGCTATGCTAAGAGAGGTCGCCAACATCGCTGCCGCAGTTCCTTGGTATGTTTCCACGTTGCTGTTGCTCATCGTGCTCGCCCTGAGCGTCGGATGGATGGCGATGAGAATAGAGAAAGCCGCCGCCAAATTGACCACCATCCAGACAGCGGCACACGCCTCCGCAATAGAGATAGCCAGCTTGCTTAGCTCACGAAGTAAGACGGTCGCGTTTCTGCTTTGGCTCCTTTCAGTATCAGGAGTTGCCGTTATATGGTTCGCGTTTCCCGCAGTCACTCGTCTCTCCTGTCTTTTAATGGTTCTCGTCGGTGGAGTTTCATTTTTGCTTTTGGCGTATCTGATTATTGAGTTTGTGTTCTGGCGTATGGGTCGGCAAATCGAGCGTGAGACAATGGATAGGAAGCAGCGCAGAAATGCCTAACCAATCGCTGCACCCAACACCGCGATTACGTTCTTGTTTCATTCGAGAGTCTCCTTACGCGGTGTGGGTGAGCTTGGGTCGTTAGACCGCATAGTGCGCTTTGAATTTATGAACACAGCACCAAATGACATGGACGAGGCGCTTCGCCTCATCGACAAACTTAACATGATAAACGGAGCAATACTCATAGCGATTACGCAGAAGGGATCGCTGACAAAATACGAATACAATTTGATATACGCTCGCACGCTCCAAGAATGGGAACAGAAGCATGCACGCCCAAACAACTAAGGCGGATTAGAGACACCTCATTTTGTATCTGATCAAGAGGCGGCCTAACAAGGTCGCTCCAGCCAACGCGGGAGTCCGGTTTAGGTTTGCCATTCAGCTTTTTGTTTTTCATTGGTTCTTGGCCTCGCGTGGCTGAGCTTTGGCGTTAGGCCGCAATAATCGGTGGTGCTTGAGCATTTTGCATCATTGGTTGCGGCGGCGGTGGCAATGGTGGCACACCCATCGCACCCGGTGGCGGCATCGGCGGACCGCCCGGCCCTTGGCCTATGCCGGGCGGCGGTTGTGGTGGAACTGCTGCCTGAAGGATTTGAAGAATCTTCTGCAAGGCCGCGTCCTGCTCCTGGTTCTTCTGCGCCTCCTGCCCCGCCACCTGTTGCAGTTGCTTGATGGATTCTTCCATCGGCGTAATCACCTTCTCCTTGAGCGCGCCCGCCATCTGTGTCATTGACGCCTGCACAACTTCAGTCGCCACCTTCTGGCTGATCATCTGAAGCTGCTTGAGCAAATCTTCCTGCTGCGCCTGCGGGTCACCGGCAGCACCTTCCTTGGCGATGACCTTGAACTCGCGCGGCAACCCGGCGTATTGGAACACCTGATTGAGCATGTCCACGATCTGCGGCACGCCGATCGATTGGATGATCAGCGGTTGGGCAATCAGCGTCTCGACCATCTTGATCATCGTCGTCGCGATCTGAATGTTGTTGATCCGCTTGCCACCCTCGCGATTGGCCGCAAACCCGTCGATGTCCAGTGACTTCTTGCTGCCTCGGACACCCGCTTTGGTGCGCCCTGGTTCAGCCTCGTCCTCGACTTCGAACCCGAGCGCCTTTAACTGCTCACGGTTTTTGTCATTAAGCTCGCCGATCTGCGCGAAGATGTCATCGTCACTGTATGCCATCATCGCCTCATACATGCTCCGCTTGCGGGCGTTCATCCCATCTTCAACAAACCCTCGTGTATGATCCAGTTTTACGGTCGAGTTGCCGTGAATCGTGGTTATCTCCGTTGCGCTCTGCTCGTGGCCTGCGGGCTGACCAACTTCCTGAGCTGAAAAGCCAAGCATCCGTTCCATCATCCCCAGCATCGTTGTTATGCCAGTCGTGATCTCCTGAATGTTGGCCTTGGGAAATGAGACGCTATCAAATGCGTCCTGAGTCGTGTTGAACTGGTATCCCAACTCACGTTTTGATTTGCCGATGAATATCAATTTACGATAGACATCCGAAGCGTTCATTTTCCGAATATCTTCCTCGGAGACGATCTCCTGATTGTAGAATGTCACGTTAATGAGGTTCTGTTTGACCGAGAGCAGCAATTGCGAGAGGTAATTGCCGAGCATGTCCTGCCACGGAAGAAGTTCGAGCCCAAGACCGGCGTTCAATTCGCGATTGGTGTCAGCGTCGTACCCATAATACGTCGTTGGCCGAAAACAGAGCGGCTCGGCGAATATCACCGTGTCAGTGTGGCCAAGCACGAATCTGAACCACACCGGGTAATCGTAGTCGCCCAATCCCCAATCGCTCGGGATCAACTTTTGGAAGAACGGTAATACGATCGTCGCTTTGTCGTCGTCAGCCAGCGAGTAAATGTTCAACTGCTTCTGCCGATCCAAGTCGCCGCTGCCAGGCGAAGCGATGCTTGGAAAACTCATCTGACATGGGTAAAGCGTGGCGTAGGGGGTCCAATAATCTCTAATCCAGTCGTTGGGCCCGAACGTCACTTTGTCGGTGTTCCAGTAACTCTTGTTCAGCCGCACGTCACGCCAGCGTTGTACGTCCCAATAACCCGCGTATTCGCAGCCTGTGTCTGTGTTCAGCGTCGAGGTGCGGTGCGCGAGGTCGAAGAACATCTTCGACGGATGCGGGATCGCCCAGCGGATTCCTTCCTTCACGACTTCCGCAGCTCCGTCTTCGCCTAGCTGCTCTTCGGTGTACCACTTCTCCATCGGGAAATTGAGCGCGATACCGTACTGAAGCATCTGAAAGATCGAATCCCGCTCGGCATTCCGGTAACCCATCTGCGTCGTCATCGTATCTACCCGGTCGGTGATGATCTCGCACTTCATCCGGTTCTTGCTCGTCAGCTTGAGCGGGTCGTATTTGTAAAGAGGCGTCTGATCGATGTCGGAAAAGAGTTTGGCCCAGCGAATCCTCGAGTACGCCAGCACGAGCGGGATGTGGATCTCGGTGAAGACTGGAATGTTGAGCTTCAGCGCTGGCGTCTTGGTTCCAGGCCAGCAGCAAGCGTTGCCCTTATCGTCCATGACCGGCACCAGCAAATGAGTCAGACCCCAGCTTTTGGCGATCTTGACGGATTCTTCCTCGCCGAGATTCTTGCTCAGCAAACCTTCGACCAGCGTTGCGGCCGTCTGACGGAACGGCACGTCATACGCCCGGTCAATCCCCCACCACAACCGCGCCTCGCGCATACAGCGTGTGATGCCATCCTTCGCGCGCGAGGAGATGAGTTCGATTAGCTCTTTGGTTTTGGCTCCTGGCTTTTCAGCCGTGAAGAGTGCCTTGAGCTTTGCTTGGGTGATGCCTGCTTTTTCGAGTTGGGCGGGAGTAGCCACTTTAGGCGTAGGCTTTCTTACCCATCATCGGCATGCCGATCTTCGAAGCGGGACTGCCGGTGCTGGATTCCTGGTCCTGAGCCTCTTCTTCGGGCGCTTCCCCGTAAGCAACGTCTGTCACATCAGCCGTCACCTCGTCACCGTTGATTGCCGTGGGCGTTATCGTCACAGTCAGGGTCTCGGGCTGGCCAACTTTGCAATCCTTTACTGATGGAAAATCCTCCGTAGAAAATGAAATGGTGTTCATTCTCCCTACTTTAACGCTACACCACACCACAACCAAGCATTATTTGAGGAGCGAGGATTGACGTCGGGGAGGCGGTTCGGTAGCGTTAACGAAAGATCGGGGACGCGGCGTCATCACTCGCCCGCCCCCGGTGGTCACACAAATAGAAAGGGCTATTCATGCAACAAGGCATCTGTATCGAGTGCGGCTCCGTTTTTCAAGACCTTCCTTCAAGAATACGTCGAACAAAGTTTTGCAGCCGCACCTGCTCAAGTAACAGCAAAAGACGATCGGTTGAGGAAAGATTTTGGAAATATGTAACTAAGGGCGATGGCTGTTGGCCTTGGATTGGCACAACGAACCATGATGGTTACGGGGTAATCAGATCGCGATTGGCCTCTGGTCGCAGAGAATCAATATTAACTCACAGAGTGTCTTGGAAAATTCACTATGGAGCAATTCCAGATGAACTAGAGGTTTGTCATAATTGCGACAATCCACCGTGTGTGAGACCGGATCATTTGTTTCTTGGAACTCATAAAGAAAACATCGAGGACGCTACTGCCAAAGGCAGAATGAAGGGCTTGAAAGGAGAACTTAATACAAACTCGAAACTCACCGAGGAAAACGTGTTGGAAATTCGTGCGATGAATTCAAAGGGTGCTTCTCGAACTGCAATAGCAAAACAATTTGATGTGAGCGTAACACTAATATCGGGCATAGTTAGTGGAAGATCGTGGAAACACTTACTTCCAAAGTCCGAGCAATTGACTATGTTCTAAGCGTGCAAGAACCAAAATTTTGGACACCTGACTTAATGCCTCTCCAGTGGGCCGTGTTTAATGATTATACCCACCGCTACCTCTTGCTAGAAGGGTGTAGACTATCGGGAAAAACCAGAGCGTCGCTTTGCCGCATCGCACGCCATCTGTGGGAGACAGATAGAGCTGATGTTGGCATTTTCGTTCGCACTACACGCAGCGCAAAAAACGCTGGTATATGGGATGAACTCTGCGTCACCGTTATCGAAGATTGGATGAAGCATGGATACTTCTTCGGAAAATGGGTAAAGCCTGGACCGTATACTTCTGACGGGGTAAGCAAAATTCCCTTCTTCACTTTGCGCGGACAGAATGGAACCATCTCGCGTTGCTCCTTGTTTAATGTGGAAGATGACGCGGAATGTGAACGTAAGGTACGCGGAACTAGATTCTCGATGGTATATTTTCCAGAACTCGGGAACTTCCTTTCTCGCTCGGTCTTCGATGCTACGAAGTCTCAGCTCAGATGCTTGCACCTGCCGTACGAACATCACTTGTTTCTAGCGGATTGCAATCCGACCGAGCAAGGAGAGGCATCATGGATCTACCAGCTTTGGATGGTTGAGAAATTTTTGCCGCCTAAAAATGAGGACGAGAAAGCATTTCGTGATCAACTTCACTCAATCCACTTTCAAATCTCAGACAACACAAAGATCGATCCCCGTGAGATGGCAGACTTGCGCGCGTCATACCAATATTCACCAGATTTGTATGCGAGGTACATCGAGGGGAAATGGACAGCCAGCACCGAGAATTCGCACTTCGTAGATGTCTTTGTAGAAAACGTTCACGTCGTTGGCCAGGCCCACGGAGCGAATAAGGACGACTGGGAAGTGATCACCCCAGACGAAGGCTGTCACGAGCTAATCGGAATGTTCGACATGGGCGACGTAAATCATGCTGCCCATATAATGCAAAAGCGAATCGTCAACAATGAAGTCTCCTTCGACGTAATCGACGAACTTGTGTTTCTAAAAGAGCGAATCAGTATCGAGGACTTCACGCTGCTCTACATGGAGAAAATGGATCTCTGGGAAAAGTATGTTGAAGAGAATTACGGAACGCGAAATCTCCACTGGCGTTGCTGGTCAGATTCTTCAGCATTTCAGTATCGATCCGCTGCTGATTCACATGATGAGCTAATCGTGAGAAACGTAAGCGAAGGCCGCATCTTGCTCGGGGCAGCTCCAAAAGCAAAAGGATCGGTGAAAATGCGAGTTAATCTTCTGCGCAAACTGCTTTTTCAAAAACGCATTTTTTTCTCAGCCCAATTGTTCGAGACAATTCGCATGATTAAAGGCTTGAAGAAAGGCACTAGCCTCACCGACTACGTTGATCGCTTGGACCAAATGAAGCACGCCTTCGACTCACTCACTTACGGATTAATGGGGGAAGCGCCAATGGACGCGCAGAACCGTTCTCGTCCGAAGGTGGAGAAGAGATCGAGCGTGGTGACCGTTGGGCTTTAGTGGTTGACCGTCTTGATTTTGTCGCCGCACTCTTTCAAATCATCTAGGCGGCAGCGTATGAGAGAAGCGTCTTCAAGTTTCCACCAATTGCCGCAGAAGTGAATAATAAGCGGTCCGTGATACCCCAACATTTGGTCAAGTCGGCTGATGATCGTAGGATGCAAGACGCCTGCCTGTTTCGCGTGATAGTCAACCTCGTGATGCAGACCGATCCAAAGCTCGATTGGAGCTTCGACTGGCGCTTGAGTTTTCATAAATTGGCGGTTGCGGCCAGATTCGATACTGGCAACTGGGGCTTATTCTACCTCTTACCCGCTCCCGCCTCGTTGCTGTGAACAACGTACGGGCTACGAGGGCAATTTCCCATATCCACTCCGGTCGGCAAGACCGGCGAGTCTGTCTTCCTCCACGCAACCAATTCATTGCTTTAGCACCCTGCAAAACCAGAGCTGCGTATTGTAGCCGCTGGAGTCCACTGCTACAAGGAGCCATCCTTGACGGCCTAGTAAATTGGCTTCCGCGGGCAATCCTGTTCTATATTCGAGCAACGGATTGTCAGGCAGTTCGTTTGTAGGAAACGCGGCTTCCGTTGCGGACGTGGCGATCATCGCTTCGAGCATCTTCTTTTTGAACCCAGGCCTTAGCTTCATTTGTCGGTGTCGTGGCATATTTATTTGGGCCGAAGCTGGTCGGGCCAGCCAAACGAAAGCCCATGAAATCTTGCCCAGCAGTCCTTATCTTTTAAACGATTTGCCAACGGCAAGTAGCAATGGCATCCCAAAGGTTTCAGCTCTTTAAACTCGATGGTCTTCTTCACGACCGTCTCGACGTACGTCTCTGAGGGCGTCCCGCACGTCTCGTACTTCGAATTATACATCCTGCAATTCATGCACGCCACAGTCCTATCCATGCTCAGTTGCGATTCCTTGGTGAAGAGCGCGCGAATGAGCTGGCCGGCGCCGTGCAGGGCCATGCGACCACCTTTGACAAAGCCAAAATTGGTCACGAAGGCGTCCGCGACCACGATTGCTGTTTTAAGGAGACCCATCTTTGTGCTCCTTCAGGACTTTCTCGACGGCTTCAATTAGATACGTCCGATCGCGATACACATTTTGACCGATATTGTCGGCAATCTTCTCGGCCAGCTCGCGCTCCTTGGATTGTTTAGTCTCCTGCTGCTCTCGAAAGAACTGGTCTTCACTGCCGAAATAAAAGCCTTGCTCTACTGAGTAGCTCGGAACCAGCACCATGCCCATGTATTCGCGCAACCTGTGTTCAGTGGATTTCTCGTGAACGATTGGCATTCCGTAGACCATTGAAAGCGTTGCCATCAATTCATCGAAATCATGTTTGCCGATGACACAGACAACCGGCTTTGCACCGCCAGCACGTTGCTCTCGATCGAAGGCGTGGTTGAACTTTGTTAAAGCATTACCTTCTAAAGATTTGTTCTGATTTACTGCGTCCATCTGGTTATTTAATGCCGTCACGAAGTCGTAATAGCCTTTTGGTTCAACGAACATGGCTTATCCTTTCTTCGACATTCGGCGCGGCCTCCTCCAACATTTTCTCGGAGAGGGCGTAAAGCGCCTTCGGATCAACCAGCGGCTTCGGGATGTCACTCGGGCTGTCCGATTGAGTTGCCAAGAGGCGGATGGGAACAAGCTGACACTTCGCGTATCGGCCAAGGAACATATCGAGCGGCAGGATACTCTTAAGTGATTTTTCAATGAGCCTGAGGGATTCGTGATTGTAGATCACCATGTGGGTCTGGTGGCTCAGATTAGTTCGGAGAAACCTACGGGAAGTGGTTTCAAGCAGCGCTGCGCGACCGCAGCCGATTGCTGTGAGATCCAAATAAGGACCGCAATTCACATAATCGAATTTGTAGGCGCATCCCTTCGCTTCTTCGATGCATTCCATTCCGATCTTTTCAAACCAAGGCGTCGGTTCGGAGTCGTCCTCTAAGATAAGAACAGTTGGTTCTTTCTCAAGCATTTGAATCGCCACCATTCGATGCGAAAGCTTGCAACCACCGGCTGGATTGCCAGGAAGGTCGATGGCGGATATTCTCACCAGATCAAACCACGGCTCCCAAAGACGCTGGCACGCTTCCCACCTGTCAGGTCTGCGGTCGAGATTCAAAACGTAAGCGACGGGTTTCATTTCAATCTCGAATCTACCTCGCCAGCTATTTCTTGCGCCTGTTGGGCAGAAATGGTCTTTGGTTTTAATCGTCGTAACTTCGCAACGTCATTTCGTGTGGCTACACACATGAATTCATCCCCATTCCGGATGCCCGCTCCAAGCAACTTCACGATCGCAATCTGAGCCGCGAAACGTTCTCCTGTTAGTCTGTGGCACAGAGTCACGTAGCCGACGTCGTTGCGGATGTCTTCCACCCGGCAAACGTACGCCGATTGCCGTTTCATACCTTTTTAACCGCAATGTAGTTTTCCGGTGTCTCGGCGATTACCTGCAACTTAAACTTCGCGAACTGCTCCATCCATCGCGCTTTCAATCCGGGATCTTTCGCATGTTCGACCACGACCAAGCGACATTTCGGATAAGCCGCCATCAGGCTCGGGAACACGATGATGTCCGCGTTTTCGATGTCCAGACTCAGAACGTCGCACTCTGGCTGAATCGCTTTAAGATCATCAGCGGTGCAGGTCTGAACCCAGTAACAGGCTTGGTAAAGCCCGGCTTCCTTTTTCTCGATGAGTGAAGAATAGAACCACTGGTTAAAAAAGAAGCGCATCATTTTGCGCTCGGTCCAGATCGCGGCATTTACCAGCTCGATGCCGCCGCGGTTAACGTAGTTGGCCATGAGCGTTGCGAAGTGGGTTGGACTTGCCTCGACGAGCAAACCTTTCCAGTGCTTCAGGCCGAGATAAAACGTGTTGCTCAGGGCCACGCCAGAGGAAGCGCCAACATCGACGAAAAATCCTACGTGATCCCCAAAGTAATTGAGGATGATCTGGTCCTCGTTGAACTGGCTAAGGTTATGCATTATTCCTTCCTCTGAAAGTAGCACCAAACCGGATAATCGTCGTAGACCGGCCTTCCGTAGTGGTTTTCCAACTTGTCCCATATCCTGCGATTGGGGATCGCTTCGTGAAACTGAATGGCAAGCGAGCGAATTTGCTCCATCAAACCGCTGCCGAGCAGATACGGAATCAAAAACTTTTCGTACGTTTCCATGTTACAGATAAACAGATCGACAGGTTCAAACTGACTGAGCACGCCTTCTATCCCTCGAAACATGACGAGGTGGGCAGGGTCAACCACTCCTACTTTGCATCCGTCGGTGTTCAAATTCTCCATCGTTACCATGCAATCGTGGACGCCTATTCCCGCGGATATAACGAAAGCGTTGTGATGTTTTTTTACACGGTTCCGCGCTTCCAACGCTGCGTCGTGTTGAGGTTCGTAGCCTAGCACCATCCCTGGCTTATATAGCGTGCAAACGTAATCCATGTAGCGACCTTTGTACGCACCTGCGACCAGCACCTTGCCACCCTCTGGCACAACCAACTGGCGTCCGAGCGGCCAGATGCGGTCCAGTTCGGCGAGGTCGGGATCTGTGAAGACGTGGTTCATGGCAAAAATGGAAGTTTGGCTGTACGAAATCCGCAAGCCCCTCGATGCCCACCGCCGCCGTATTTGACCGCAATCAGCGATAGATCGTGATGCTCTTTACCCGGTGCATGGTAAAGCGAAACTGTCCACTGACCTTGTTTCCACGCGAAGCCGAAGCAGGCGTCATGTTTAGGTTCCAAACCGGCAAGAAATAGAAACGAGTTATACCGGGCATGGTTGCAAGCCAGAAACGTCAGACCCTCGAATTCAATCGTGAAACCAGCAGACTTAATTATCGAAGCGTTTTCCTTGGTGCTGGCGTATTGCAGAACTTTCCCATTTTCCAACAGTGTCCAGACAATCGGTGGCGTCGAGGTTCCATCTGGATTCAGAATGTTCTGATGGCCGACATCGATCAATGCTTCAATTTCAGAAATCGTCGCTTTCTTAATTGAAAGCATCTCAGCCCAATCGTGAATGGTGAGCTCTTTGCTCCGCAGGCCATGCTGGAACAATTCCGCATTGGGATCGCGCTTGTCCCAAATGTCGTACTCACCGGCCAGCCGCACGGCAATCGGTTCGTTGACATCTCGGTTTTTGAAATCCTGAATCATCGGGAGTACGCCCGCCGCGCGAATTGGATTGCCGACATCTCCAAACGTGGTATTCCCGTCAACGATGGTGAACCATTGCCATGCCAGTCTGCACGCAGCTACACCATCAATTCGATAACCTGCGATACTACGCCCCGTCGTCGGCCACTTGTCCATCGCGCTCTTATGATGATCGATCCAAATGAGTCTTGGATGATCCATCAAATCGGCAACCGAAATATCGAGCATGTAAAGATCCTCTGTGCCATCGATCTCGGCTTTGGCCGGCGTTGGATCTCCGTAATCCCATCCGATTAGTGTGGCGTCGGGCAGGAACTTCTTTGCGATCTCACGACAGAAGATGCCATCGTTATCCGCTTTGTGGTAAATGACAATTGGTTTGCTCATATTTCCCTGAGATGTAACGGACTCTGGTTTCTAAACACGCCCGCCGTGCACTCATGGTTACCTTCGACGAACGGCACAGTTTGCTCGCCAACCAGAGAGCCCACGACCGGCGAATACACCTTCCCATTGCCAAGCCAGCCGGCGAATACGCTGAACGAGCTATTGGCCCGCAGCAGGTGCGCGGCTCCCCTGAGTACGAGAAAGTCTGGAAGCCAGTCCAACCCATCTTCGCGCAACTCAACAGGCGTTTCCGCGCAACCCTCAAACACTCGAATAACTGGCTGTGGAATGTTGAACTGAACAACGGCTCGATCGTAACTCGCTTCAGATACTACGCAGTAATGCTGGCTGTAGACAGGATGACTAACGTAATCTCCGCGACGTAGGTGCTTCGCACTGTAAGGCGGTTGGTCAAGGATCGGTGCGTATTCCTCATACTGTGGTTTCAATTTGAACCAATCACGCAAGTCTGCGCGACTGTAATGCTTTATGAACACCTCGTGCTGGAAGAATCCACGCAGATCAATGTCTTTGGTTCCTACGAAATAGCCAAGCGGATATTTGGGATTGGTGTCGAGAAATGTCTGCGGCAGACAGGCGTTCAAATTCGAAATCATTGGCTCATTAGCATTCTCAAAAATCTTTCGCCCCCACCAATCGGGCAATTGTAGCTCGCAACCCATTGCCTTAGCATAAGCCTTGGCAAACGCCCACTGGAACATGGTATTCCCAGCCCTTCCGAAACAGCCGAGAGTTCGCATAGTGATTACACTCATTCCTTAGCTTCACGTTTACCGAAGTGCTTTTAAGGCTTCCTCTATAGTCTGTCCTTTGTCGAGCCTATGCAGTAAGCTCCTCCTTCCGATCTCGAACTGTCTTGACCACTCTGAGGCGGTTTTATTTTCTCCCCTATATTCAAAAAACCTCTTGGGCCTTGTGTCAATCTTTACTCCCAAGGCTTCTTCAACTGTCCACCCACGCTCCAATCGTTCTAAAATTGTGTCCTTGGATGTTCGAAGTTCTTTCGCCCAATGCGCAAGTACTTGCGTTTTACCATTGAAAGTCAGCCTAATATTGGTGCGTTTATTAAGAGCCTGATTCGCACGAGTCTCCCACGTCACATTGCCAGCCATGTAGCCAATGTCATTGTTTTTCCGCTCAATCGTGTGACATTTAGAAGGGCGCGGCCCGACAGCTTTATAGAACGCCCTGAAATCTAACAACCACTCAGGCTCCATTTTCAATCCTCGCCCACCGTAATTGCGAAAATCGGAGTTCTTAGGATTGGTAATCCTGGCTTTCATCCCTTGCCAAATACGATATTCACGCATGCTGGAGCATCCGTGCCTTGCGTACCTGGCTGATTTTGGGTCTTCCACCGAGCTTGGCGTTTCTTCTGGCGGCTTCGAGCTTGGCTTTGCTTCTGGATCTGCCACCAAGCGCCCCGATTCGTTTATAGTGAGCAGTGATAATTGATTTTGCATTCATGGAATATCTCAAGATGCTTGGGATTTGTCAAGCCCCATGCGCCCGATGTCTCTGATGGTCACGACGGGCATAACTGATTTTCAAGCAGCATGTCGCTGCCGGTATTTGCGACCACCTGCCAGCCTTCCAGCGTTTTTGTTATGTCGTCTGCGGTGCTGGAATCTTCGTAGAGCGTTCCATCGTCGTATTCCGTCCAGACCAGCCTGGTCTTCTTCAGCATCTCTTTGGCTCCGTCGAACACGAGGCGCTCAGCGCCCTGCACGTCCATCCAGAGCAGATCGATGCGACCAATCTCGTGTCTCTCGCAAAAGTCGTCCAGTCGCCAGCACCTGACGATAATTGTTCCGATGCTAATGAGCCAAGGCCAGCGCCGGGTTAGTTCCGGCGTGAACTTGCTAATGCTGCTTGAGCCCGTATCGCCATTCGGGGCGACACTCGAACAGTTCAGCGGGATCGTTCCTGTGAGATTGCCAATCGCTCCGGCGTAAAAGTGAATGCGCTCTGGCAAATCAGTCGCCAAAATCGTTTTTACATTTCTCGGATCAGGTTCAAAGCCGTAGTGAAGTGGATTCTCCACCCAAGACAGTATCATTTCGGTATCGCGCCCGTTGAACATGCCGAGCTCGAAGATGACCGGCACCTTGATGGTTGACAGGGTTCGCTCCATGTATCTCAGAGCGTCTTCCTTTGATAGAATTAGGCTTTGCATTCGGCCAACGCCTCCTCTGCGGCTTTAAGGTGCGCTTCGGTCTTTATCCCGTGAAGGGCAACACAACCGCACTTCACCGCCACACGAATGTCACGAAGCGCACAGGCTTCTTCGTCAAGATCAGACCAGTCGGCAAAAGCGAACCTCGTCCATGCTGGGAAATTCTGAAACGCGATGTGATAGCGGTAGCAGATCCACGCCGGGAACCGATCTGAGACCCACAATTCACAGT